CCTATGCCACCAGAAGCGGCACCAGCACCTATGCCGGCAGCACCAGTAGCTGAAGGTAAAGACACTGCTGAAAAAGAAGATAAGAAAAATACACGCAGCCAAGCACTTATGAAGTCACTTACTATGGCTAAGAAAGCTGGCGCAACATTAGAAACAAAAGTCGACTTTGGTAGCGGTACTAAATCTATCGCAGAAATTATCGATGAGTGTGGAATGCAACCACAAGATGTTGGCTTCGAACAAGAAGACCCAACACAAGCAATGATCAAGTATGTTTCAGGATTCTGGAACAGAGAAGAAGGTAACTTCCCACTTGGCGGAGAGCGTGTTAAAATTAAAGTTAAGAAAGAATTTGAAGACGGACAATTTGGCAATGCAGATCCACAAGCATTAGCTAGAGTATTAGCGTTCATCGACAAGAAAGATCCAGGCGCCGCACAAGGTCAACAACATGACATCTTGCGTTTAGCAGGTGTAGGTAGTGGCGATCGTGCAATGGATGAAAACCCAGAAGATGCGCAAATGGCCAAGTTAAACGACTTAATGGCTCAGTTTAATAACATCAAACTTAAAGTCGGTAACGACGAGATTGATTTTAATAACCCTGATCAAGCCGGTGAGAAGATCAAAGGCATTATGGGCGGAATGATGAAAGGTGTACAAGGACAAGTTCCTAACCAGAACATTCAATTCCCAGGCGGACAAATGAATCCGGCAGACATGATGAAAGGCATCATGGACAAAATTAACTTTGGAAAATAACATGACAAAAAGAATGATCACTGAAAGCGAACTAGCACAGAAAGTTAGTTCATTAAAAGAAAAGCTAGCCAACGAAGCATGGTATAATCCGGCTACTTGGGGCGGTGGCAATACAGGCGGAGGTGCCGCTTTTGGCAATCCTAAAATTGCTGCTCAAGGACAGAAAGCAGGTGCAACTCAAGCACAAGGCGCTTCAACTACTCCGGTAGCAAAGCCAGCCGGACAACCTGATCCTAATGTTAAAGCACTTCAAGATAAATTGATTGCCGCAGGCGCAACAATTAAAGCTGACGGTATTATGGGTCCTGCAACTCGTGCCGCTCAAGCACAGTTTCCAAATGTAACAACTCAAACTGATGCTGAAAAGGCAGCGGCAAGTGGAGATGGCGCAGGAATGGTTGCAACTCCTGCAGACGCCCAAGCGGCAGCTACACCAGCACCTGCTCCTGCTCCAGCGGCAGCACCTGCACCAGCGGCAGCACCTGCTAAGGCAGCAGACGGTGGACCTGCACCAACACCTGAACAATTGAAATGGTTAGGTGGTGCAGATCAAACTGATCCGATTATCTTAGCAAGAATGAGAAGTGCCGTTCCAAACGCACCTGCTCCAGCGGCAACGGCTCCTGCAACTGCACCTGCGGCAGCACCGGCAGCACCAGTAAAAGAATCAGTTGGTTACGACGAGATTCAACGATTGGTGTCATTAGTACAGTTTAGATGATTGGCTAAAATAAACCAGATTTAAGCAAGATAAGTCTTGCAATGATAAATAAAAGCGTATACAATAACATGTATGCGCTTTTTGTTTTAAGGTAGATCCGTAAAACAATACTAGGCAAATTAAAGCACATAAAGGCATATTACAGGAGAACTATTATGGCAACTTTAGCAGAAATCAGAGCAAAACTTAAGGCAGCAGAATCGAAAGGTTCAGGCGAAAGCAGAACAGGTGGAGACAATTCCATTTATGCGTTCTGGAATTTAAAAGAAGGTGACGAATCCGTTTTGCGATTCCTTCCAGATGGAAACACCGACAATACCTTTTTCTGGGTTGAACGAGCAATGATCAAATTGCCGTTTGCAGGCGTAAAAGGTGAAGCAGAAAGCAAACAAATCACAGTACAAGTACCTTGCATGGAAATGTATGGCGATACTTGCCCTATCTTGAGTGAAGTGCGTCCTTGGTTTAAGGATCCTGCACTAGAAGAAATGGGTCGTAAGTACTGGAAAAAGCGTAGTTACATTTTCCAAGGTTTCGTTGTAGAAGACGGACTTAGCGAAAAAGAAACTCCAGAAAACCCAATCCGTAGATTTATTATTGGTCCTCAGATCTTCCAATCAATCCGTGCGGCATTGGTAGACCCAGAGTTGGAAGACTTGCCAACTGACTTTGTACACGGTTTGGATTACCGTATGAAGAAAGGTAGCAAAGGCGGATACGCAGACTACTCAACTTCAACATGGTCACGCCGTGAGCGTCCACTAAGCGAAGCTGAACAAGCGGCAATTGACAAACATGGTTTGTTCAACTTGTCAGACTTTTTACCTAAGAAGCCAACTGATGTTGAATTGAAGGTAATGAAGGAAATGTTCGAAGCGTCAGTTGACGGCGAGCCATACGATATGGAACGCTGGGGTCAATACTTCAAACCAGCTGGCATGAGCCAGAACACTGGTGATCCACAAAAGGCATCAGCTCCTAAGGCTGCACCTGCTCCACGAGCAGTAGCACACGATGACGAAGACGACACACCTGCTCCAGTAGCAAAGGCAGCACCTGCTCCGGCAGCATCTGCTCCAGCCGCTGAAGGTGGCGACAGTCGTGCCCAAGACATCTTGGCAATGATTCGCAATCGTCAAAAGTAATTGCACAAGCGTAGGGGGCTTCGGTCCCCTATATTCATTTAGGAGAAATAACTATGGCTACAAAAGCCTTCGATTTATCGAAATTTCGTAAAACCTTGACTAAAAGCATTGATGGCTTAGGTATTGGTTTTAACGATCCTACTGATTGGGTTAGTACAGGTAATTTTGCTTTGAACTATCTTATCAGTGGAAACTTTAACTACGGTATTCCGTTGGGTAAGGTTACTGTATTTGCCGGCGAATCTGGCGCTGGTAAGTCATACATTTGTTCAGGCAACATTATCAAGAACGCACAAGAGCAAGGCATTTACTGTATCTTAATCGACTCAGAAAACGCTTTGGACGAGAAGTGGTTACACGCATTAGGCGTTGACACTAGCGAAGACAAGTTGCTTAAATTGAACATGGCTATGATTGATGATGTGGCAAAAACCATTCATGAATTTATGGCTGAATATAAAGCAATGGAAGAGCGTCCAAAGGTCTTGTTTGTTATTGACTCACTTGGTATGTTGCTAACACCAACAGACATTAACCAGTTCCAAGCAGGTGATTTGAAAGGTGACATGGGCCGTAAGCCTAAGGCATTGACAGCACTTGTTCGTAACTGTGTAAACATGTTTGGTAACTATAATGTCGGTTTAGTTTGTACTAATCACACATACGCATCACAAGACATGTTTGATCCAGATGACAAGATTAGCGGTGGACAAGGATTTGTTTACGCATCTAGTATTGTTGTTGCGATGAAAAAGTTGAAGCTGAAAGAAGACGAAGATGGTAATAAGGTTAGTGAAGTAAACGGTATCCGTGCTTCATGTAAAATTATGAAAACTCGTTATGCTAAACCTTTTGAAAACATTCAAGTGAAGATTCCGTATGAAACAGGTATGAATCCATACTCTGGTTTAGTAGACATGTTTGAAAAAGCAGGCTTGCTAAAGCAGTCAGGAAACAGACTTGCGTGGATTGATCCTGAGACAGGTGAAGAGTTCAAATTCTACCGAAAAGAATGGAAAGATGATAAATTAGATATGATAATGAATAAATTTCATTTGATTGCTAGTGCAACACCAACCGTTCCTGAGGAGATAGACGAGAATGTTGAATGAGACACAAATCGGCGATATTTGGTTAAACTTCGTTGAATATTTAGATAAGAAACAATTAGAAACTGTAGCTGAACGCTATATTGATATGTTAGCTGACTTTGGTGTCAGTGACAGAACATTACAGGGTGCTACAGGTGTAGATGAAATTCTAGATCAAGCTATTGCCTACTATCTAAACGACGACGAGCTTGACGAAGATGATGACGATGACGATTATAAAGAATTGGAGTTTTAATGGGCTGGTATTCTGAAATATCTAAAGACATATCGAACATTCCTGATGCGATGGAATATTTTGAGTCTCAATTAGTAGACGCAAGAGCTGAATGTCGCATCAGCGGTAATGTTGAACGAGCCGCGGCACAAATGCCTGGTATCGTTGAACAACGATTTGCTCAACTTCAAGAAATTGAAGCAATTTTAGAATACCTAAACATTGAGCTTCGCAGATTAAAGAGTCAGCACTTTAGGAAGTACCTAGAAAACTATCAACGAGCACTAAGCTCAAGAGATTGTGAAAAGTTTGTTGAAGGTGAATCGGATGTAGTTGATTTTGAAAAGATTATCAACGAGTTTGCGTTACAAAGAAACAAATGGCTAGGTATTACTAAAGCCCTTGACCAAAAGCAATGGCAAATTACAAATATTGTGAAGTTGCGTGTTGCAGGTATGGAAGACGCTACACTTTAATCAATTTCGCCAAACGGCATTGGATAGGCCTTAAATAAAATAGGGCCTATTTTTTTGTCTAAAAGGTTTACAAATTAAAATCATGAGTGTATACTTATAACATGACGACTGTTGATCAATTACTTACAAAATTAGTGAATTCTACAGAACCTACTGTAGAAGATATTATTCAAAAACGCGATGCCCGTGTACTGCGAAGCATGGCAACGGCAATTTCAGGTACACTTTTTATCACTGAAAATCAAAGTAAACTTTTACTGAAAATTCTCCGTGATAATGAGAAAAAACTGGGATTTTTAGGCGAGGAAGTTCCGACGATTTTAGGTGCACCGCAATGGTCTAGAATTTTTAGAGAAGTAGACAAGACAAAGAAATTGTATATTGGGAAAAATCCCACAGATGATGCAGTGATTGTTATTGAGTACGCATTTTCTTCGCCAATTCGTAAAATTCTGGCAAATTTGACAAAAATTACTGATGGTCCAATTATCAGTATTAACAACAAGATCCATCAATGCGACCTGACTGAGAAAAATATTGTCTCAGTGCTCGACGCATTAGAACCCCATGGCTTTGAAATTGACGAAACTCTAAAAAACCACTATGATACCATAAAATCATGGTCGGAAATTGAGGTAAAAAATCAGTTCCAGCTGACCACTATCACTCATACAAATTTTCAAAAGCAAATTACTGCGGACCTTGGTATACATACTGCCATCAACGATTACATCATTGCTGACCGTGGGATTCGCTACCAATATTTTACCGAAAAAACCGAAAAAAATCCGGAAAATTTGACTGAAATTATAGCCCACAGAAATTCAACAAAAGTTTGGGTTGACAGAAATAAGTTTACTTTAGATGACATTGTAAAATCTTTGCTTGAACTAAAAAGATTTCCAACCATGTTTGTATTCGACGGTTTTAACCCAGCGGATCAGAACACAGAATTGCATAATCTTGCAAATACACTGGATAATGCTGGAATTTACGATGGCGTGGGCATGTACTTCCGTTTGCCTAATAATCCTATTGGCAAAGAATTTAATGACCTTGTGAAAGAAAAACAGTATAATAGTCAATTAGACAAAACTACAAAAGTAGTAGGTGTACAAAATGGAAAAATTCCGAAATTTTTCCTGAATAACGAATGGAAGCCAATGAGTGTTGTTTGCATTGGTAATACATTGAGACATAGTAAGACTGCGGTGTATGCAAACTGTTGCGACTTGGTTATTTCTTTTACGCCTTCTAATCCAATTATTGAGACAAAAATATGGCAGTAAGATTAGTAATCAAAGATGAGGTAAACATCAAGCTAGATAACCTCCCTTTAGATGTTCGTAAGAAGTTAGCTAACACTTTCAAGTATGAGTTAGGATATGCAAAGTTTCATCCTGCTTACAAGTTAGGACGATGGGATGGCACAGTTAGTTTGTTCGGCCTAGGCGGTAACGGCTACTTAAATCAGCTTGAAACGATTCTTGATGTCATGGCTAAAAATGGCATTCAAGTAGAAGATGTTGAGGACCATAGATTAACTCATGATCTAACATTCCCGCTAGTTACAGAAAAATACTGGGCTGACCAAGGTAAGGTATGGCCCGCCGGTCATCCTCAAGAAGGTACACCAATTATGTTGCGTGACTATCAAGTTGAAGCAATTAACACTTTCTTGAAAAATCCACAATCAATCCAAGAAATTGCCACTGGTGCAGGTAAGACAATTACCACTGCAACTTTGTCACAACTATGCGAAAGACTTGGCCGTACTATTACAATCGTACCTAACAAGTCACTAGTTGAACAGACGGAAGAAGACTTTATCAACTGCGGATTAGATGTAGGTGTTTACTACGGTGATCGTAAAGATACCAACAAAACTCACACTATTTGCACATGGCAATCACTTAACATTCTAGACAAGAAGAGTAAGGATTGGGATGCAGACCTTGCATACTCACTTGCTGAATTTCTTGACGGAGTTAAGACTGTTATTGTTGACGAGGTACACATGGCTAAGGCAGAAGTTCTGAAGAATTTGCTTACTCAGAACCTATGCAACGCTTGTATCCGTTGGGGCTTGACTGGAACTGTACCTAAAGAAAAATACGAGTCAGAGCAAATCTTTGCAAGTATTGGACCAGTTGTAGGCGGAATCTCTGCACACGAATTACAAGACAAAGGCGTTCTAAGTAACTGCCATGTTAATGTAGTACAAATGATTGACGTCAAAGAATTTAGGGCTTACGCAGACGAGTTAAAATATCTCGTTACTGATGAAGACCGCATGATTTATATTAGTAAACTTATCACAGGCATAGCACAATCAGGCAACACATTAGTTCTAGTTAATAGAATTGATTCAGGCAAATTTTTAATTAATGAAATACCCGATGCGGTGTTTATATCAGGTGCAGTTAAGACAACAGATAGAAAGGAAGAGTACGATGAAATTAGGACCAGCAGTAACAAAGTTATTGTCGCTACATATGGCGTGGCGGCTGTCGGTATTAATATTCCTCGGATCTTTAATTTGGTTCTTCTGGAGCCTGGCAAGTCGTTTGTTAGAGTTATTCAATCGATAGGCCGTGGTATTAGAAAAGCAGAAGACAAAGACTTTGTTCAAATCTGGGATTTAACCAGCACTTGTAAATATGCCAAACGACATCTTACCGAGCGTAAGAAATTTTACAAGGATGCTAAGTATCCGTTCACTATTACAAAAACGGATTGGCAAAAATAAGGATTTATGCAAATATTAACATTAGATAACGAGACATTTAGTCTAAACAATTTACCGGATGAGGTAGATGAAAATACTAGATTCGCGGTACTAGATAACAGTAACCCAAGCGAGCCTGATTTCTTTTTCATGCCGTTAATCTTTTTGGAAAGTTTTAATGCACCTGCAATGGTACTACGAATCGGCAATGACGAAGTCACTATGCCTATTGATTGGTCGATTGCAGTTGGGGATAGTAGCTGTGCTAGCGACATTGAAATTTTACCATTAACAAGTTTGAATGACAGAGGTTTCGAAGCACTATGTTTTAATCCACTCAGCAGTTTTAGAGTTGAGTTTAAAAAGATCGAAATTGTTAACTTCTACAATGATGTGAAGTGGTACTTTCCAAAGATGAAGAACGGTCAGTTGCTAGCAACACCAACTCATTACGGATCAAAGCCCACTTGTGCTTACTTCGTTAAAGAAATTAGTCGCCAAAGCGAGATCATTCAATTAGATAAGATCTTGTAAGCAGGTGTGTTATAATAGTAAAAAGGACATGAGATGACATTGAAAGTAGCATACTTCCAACCAACAGTACTGGCAATTGACACAGTGCCTCCAGTTGAGTTTAGCAAGATTTATACCCTTGCTGAACAGCTACACAGTCATCCAGAATACAATGATGCAGATAATCCATTCATTAGTATTCGTGGAGGACAACAGATACAAGTGTATCCTAATCAGTTAAACATTGATGTTGGCTGGTTAGTTAAGTGGATTGAAACAATCTGTACAGGATATATGGAACTTGTTAGTCAACAGTCTAGCACAGAAGATCTAAAATTGTGCAAGCCTGTAGTTACAAGTATTTGGACCATTAGACAGTACGCAGATCAATATCAAGAATTGCACACGCATCCAGGCGGTAACCTAAGTGGTAACATTTATATTAGCGCACCTGATCTAGCACCTGGCAGTAAACCTAGCGATAGTCAACTGGCATTCCGTTTGCCACAAACTAAAGATGTTAGTAAGTTTATCATGACAGACAGTTGGAAATATAATCCAACACCTGGATCGGTGGTAGTGTTTCCAAGCCACTTGCCGCATACTGTATATCCATGGAAAGGTGAAGGCCACAGAACTGTAATGGCATTTGACGCACGATTGGTACCAAAAGATGAGTGAAAAGATTGAGTTAAAAGAAAAGCTACAGGCAGTGGATCAGAATGTCCGCGAACTGTGGGACGCAATGGATGCTGAACAACAGAAGGCTCTTAAGAACGAATTCTTTATTCTAAATCGTTACATCAGTAATGTGCAAGGACAAAGTCGTGAGATCCAAGAGCATTTTGTTTTAACTGTAAATGAGTATTTTAACAAACACTGGAATCTCCTACAGAAGCATCCAAAGCTAATGTGGAACTTGCTATGTATGTGTAGCTACAACGGTGAAAAGACTTTCTTTCATCAGTGGGTAGGACACAAGAAGAAAGCAGGTAACGGTGGCAAGAAAGTTAAGTTCCTAGCAGAAATTTATCCTAATAAAAAGATGGATGAACTAGAACTAATGGCTGAACTTGCCACTGACAAAGATATTAAAGACCTCGGCCGTACATATGGTATGGACGAAGCAACCCTTGCTAAGAAATTAAAATGAAGTTGCCAGCAGACACAAGACCTACATATATTTGTCAACACTGTAACACGCCTTTTGTAAAAGAAAAGACGCTAGCAGTGCATGTCTGCGAACAAAAAAGAAGAGCCCTTGCAAAAACAGAAAAGCATGTTGTAATGGCTTATGATGCGTTCTTGAGATTTTACAAGCGCAACATGCAGATGAAAAAAGAACAGACATATGACGATTTTGCAAGAAGCCCTTATTATAATGCTTTTGTTAAGTTTGGAAGTTTTGTCTCTAATGTTAATCCTTTGTATCCAGATAGGTTTATCGACTTTGTTGTTACTAGCGGCGTTAAGTTGGACCATTGGTGCAGGGATGAGTTGTATGACAGATATGTTGTCGACTTGGTTAAGAAAGAAACAGTAGAGACTGCTCTTGAACGCAGTATCTCGCACATGATGGCATGGGCAGATAACAACCAAGCATCGTGGAATCACTACTTCTTATATGTAAGTTTGAGCAGAGCCACATACGATATTAAAGATGGAAAGATAAGCCCTTGGCTTATTTTTAATAGTGCCAACGGTAAGGCAATGTTACAGAAATTTAACGACGAACAATTAAATGCAATCAGTGCAATCATTGATCCAACATATTGGTTACCTAAGTTTAAGAAACTTCCAGCAGATGTTGAGTTAGTCAAACAAGTAGTTAAGGAATCCAATATATGAGTACACCAGAGCCGTTAAAATTAGACATGGAAGTTCTAGTATCTGAATCAGATAATTCTGTCTATGTACATTTTAAAAACTTTGACACAATCGAAGAAGCAGATGAATATGCAGAATACCTAACGGAAGTACTGCCATTGATGCTATTTGAATCAGGGACAAAACACTAATGCCAGATATCGATATTGACTTTGCTAATAGAAATGTTGCGCTTGACAAGCTCAAACATGTCACTGCAACTATCAGTGATAAGAAACACAACACTGGTGTGTACTGCACTTCGATTCCATACAATCCTTTAACAGGGTTGAGTACAATTGATTACAAAGAAGCAGAAGCTAGAGGTTACTTTAAGATTGACTTTCTTAATGTAAGCGTCTACGAAGGAGTTAAAGACAGAGCGCATCTGCTTAAACTTATGAACACGGAGCCTATATGGGATCTATTACTAGAAGACGATTTTACCAGCAAACTATTTCATGTAAACGGACATGGTGGCATTCTCAGAGAAGTGAAGCCAAGATCGATAGAGCAACTGGCTGCGGTCCTGGCCATGATCCGTCCAGCGAAGAGGTATCTAATAGGGCAGGATTGGAAGAAGGTGGAAGACGAAGTCTGGGTAAAACCAGAAGGTGATGAGTACTACTTTAAGAAGGCACATGCGGTGGCATACGCACATGTGATTGTAGTGCAGATGAATTTAATCTGCGAAAATTTATCTGCTCTTTCGAACTAACTGAACACTCTTACGCTTTACTCGTTTTAGAGTCAAGTTCATTAAATTAACAACTGGCCCTAGTATAACTCGGGTATCTTTACTGTTGAAAGTTTTAATAGCGTAGGCAAAGGGCTGTATTTGCTCTCTGCAGAAAATGCTTATAGGAAACTGACGGTTTGATTCCCACCACCATGTTTCACCTATCTCTAAAAATAGGGCTTTTTCTTCCTGTGTTTTAATCGCGTTTAGGTCGTAGAAGCAGGTTACGAATTGATCTTGGTTTATAATAATACCAACATATTCTTCGTCCCCGTAGTTAATTACGCTGATAAACGGTAAGTTTTGTTCGATGTCGTCTCTTAGTTTTGCCATAAATATATGAATAAGGATTGCCCCAGATGCAAAAAATTTCAAGTTATTTATATCCAAATAGAATTACCCTATTAGCTGATCTGGCCTCTTTCAATGTGGAGTTTACAAGCGTGTATCAAAGACATCTTAAAATTTACAATGGTATAGATAATACTATTGAGTTCGACATCAAGAATGCCGACCAGAAGCGAATCGAACTAGTAACGAATTCTGTTCTTAGCCAACTTGAAATGAATGTCATGGATGCGGCAGGAAATGCGTTACCTAACAGCCCATACGCACTTACCCCAACACTAGTTAAAGGTATTGCGACTGTAACTATTCCCCAAGAAGACCTAGTTGATTTAACAGACCAGTACTTGAAGTATAGTGTTACAGGATTAAAGAGCGGCCGAGATACTATCCTTTACGCAGACACACGCTTTGGCGCAGTTGGTACAATTGAGCTAGTCGGAGATGCTATGCCAACATTCCGCGATGCCAAAGTATATGACACATTCACCGGTGAAATTGATCTGATTGGACATGTTATTAATCACACTAGTGCTATCCCTGCAAAATTCTACGAAGCAGTACCAACTACTGAATTAACATTCACAATCAACATGACCGGCTTTATCGGCAATGTATGGATTGAAGGTACTAAGAACGATACTATCAGTGTTAACTCTTTCCTTAATGCATCTAAGTTAGTTGAGTTCATTTATGACGAAAACAACCTTGGCGATGTAGCAACTGTTACATTACCAGTTGGTGAGTTCTCATACTTTCGAGTATATTACCGAGGCGATGATCCTCTAAATCCAACCGGAACAGTAGACAAAGTAACCGTAGAGTAGTATAATAGCTCTATATGGGCTTAATCTCTGATACTCTACTTACACACTTACCAGGTAAACGAAAGCACACTCCTAGCGGGTGGATAAGCTTCAACGCGGTCTGCTGTGATGACAAACGCCAGCGAGGCGGGTTCATTGTCAACGGCGGTGACGCAGTATCATACCATTGTTTCAACTGTGGATTCAAATGCAGTTGGCAACCTGGCAGGCCCATTAGCAAGAACATGAATAGGTTCATGCGTGACCTAGGCCTAAGTGATGATAGCATTAGTCAAATGCGTCTAGAAGCACTGAGACTAAACGGTCCAATAGATCGAATCATCACAAGTATTGTTCCTACATTTAGTGAGAGAGCACTACCAATTGATGCTGTGCCTATTACTAGCTTGCTAGACAATCCTCCTCCTAAACTTATTCCAGTACTTGAGTACATGGTGAGTAGAAAACTGTTTCCTAATGACTATCCATTTTACTGGACACCTAAGATTGGGTTTAATAACAGACTTATCATTCCGTTTTACAAAGATGGGATAATTGTAGGCTATACTGCTCGCGCTATCAACAAAGAAGCCAATCCACGATACCTAAGTGAACAACAGCCCGGCTATGTGTTTAACTTAGACAATCAACACAACGATCGTGAGTTCGTTATTGCGCTTGAAGGCCCTGTTGATGCAATAAGTATTGATGCTACTGCAATCATGGGCAGTGAAATTAAAGACAGTCAGAATTGGTTGCTCAAGCAATTAAACAAAGAGATTGTACTTGTTCCTGATAGAGACCACGAAGGTCCTAAGATGGTAGAACAAGCATTAGAGTTCGGGTGGTCAGTAAGTATGCCCGAGTGGCCAGAAGGAGTCAAAGATGTTAACGATGCCGTTAAACAACTTGGCAGATTGGCCACTATGTATTTGATTGTCAGTGCCAAAGAATCAAATAAGCTCAAGATACAACTACGAGCTAAGAAATGGTTTCCTAAGGACGATGATGACAAAAATAATTAGATTTATTTTAACGCCTTGGCGTAAATGGAAAGAGAGTCGGATGTTGAAACGCAGGCTTGCACAGTTGCGAGAAAGAGATCCGTTTATATATAAATGATTACATGGGGAATTAGTGCAAACAGTCACGATGCTGCCTTGGCAGTATTTGCTGATGAGAAGTTAGTATTTGCAAGCCACAGCGAACGCTTCAGTGGGATTAAGAATGATCCTAATCTATGTACTGAGCTAGTTGCTTATGCAAAAGACAAATGGGGAGAACCTAACCGAGTGGTATGGTATGAGAACCCGTATGTAAAAACTATTCGTCAACTGTTCGCAGGACAAGGATGGAAGTGGGGTAAGAACAATGTTAAGAAATACCTAGCGAGTTACAATATCAATGCGCCAATTAGTTATTGTTCTCATCATCTCGCTCATGCCGCTGGCGGTTATTATACTAGTAAATTTGATAATGCTTGTGTGGTAGTTATCGACGCGATTGGAGAATTTGAAACTCTAACTATTTGGCATGCTGACGGTGTGAAACTTAGCAAGCTCTATTCGTTATCATACCCGCATAGCATTGGATTGTTTTATAGTGCAATGACACAACGCTGTCACCTAAAGCCACAAGAAGAAGAATATATTCTAATGGGCATGGCAGCATATGGCACACCTGGTAAGTTAACCCGCGACATGCTAAACGATTTTGTACAGTTCCCTAACAATGACTACGGAAACCCTGTACAGTTTAGACAGAATCTGCATAAAGGTTGTCAAACATGGCGTCCTGATTTAATCATTAATGACACTTTTGATATCGCAGCCGCAACTCAAGAAGTATACGAAATGATGTTGAATCGTGTGCTACAACATGCAACCACACTCACAAGCAGTAGAAATCTAGTACTAACTGGTGGCTGTGCTTTGAATTGTTTAGCCAATAGAATTGCAGGGCAGTACTTTACTAACATTTGGGTACCAGTAGATCCAGGTGATGCAGGCAGTGCAATTGGTGCAGTACTTGCTAAACGCAAATGGCGATTGGATCCAGATTACTACAACGCATATCAAGGCCGCGACCTTGGCTATACTACGGACAATGCAGACATTGTGGATTATTTAGAAGAACATCAAATCTGCGGAGTAGCTCGAGGCAAGGCAGAGTTCGGCCCAAGAGCATTAGGTAATCGTAGCATACTTGCGGATCCAAGAGGCGATACAATTAAGGACAGAGTAAATGACATCAAACAACGAGAACAATATAGACCATTTGCGCCAGCAATTCTGGAAGAGCATGTTGATGAATATTTCCGTATGCCTTATGGTTGGGATAATAGTAGGCATATGGCTGTCGTCGCTCGCTGTCGCCGCCCTGACCTATTTCCTGCTATCGTACATAGGGATGGTACTAGTAGAATCCAGACTGTGCCAAATGACGGATCACAGTTTAGAAAACTTTTAGAGTTATGGTATGCAAGAACAGGATGTCCGATGCTGTTGAACACAAGTTTAAACATTAAGGGGCAACCTATAGTGAATGACCGTGCGGCTGCATCTCTCTTCGAGAGACACCATAAGATTAGAGTTTTTAATTAAGAGAATGTATAATAGATAATATGAAGCAAAATACAGATTACGGATTTGATATACAGAAGTTATATCTAGAAATGATGTTAAGTGATGCGGCAACATTCGTTCGTTGCCAAAGCATCTTTGACGCAAGTTTGTTTGATCGCAAGTTACAAACAGCCGCAGAGTTTATGAATGAGTATGTAGAAGAGCATAGCGTTATGCCCACATACGATATTGTAAATGCTGCCACTGGTGTTAACTTTAAGCAGACAGACAATTTAAGAGATGAACATTACGATTGGTTACTAAATGACTTTGAAACATTTACCAGACACAAAGGTCTCGAGAAGGCTATTCTTGAAAGTGCTGACATGCTGGAGAAAGGCGATTACGGCTCAGTAGAAGAAAAGATCAAGAAGGCAGTGCAAGTTGGTTTGACTAAAGATATTGGTACTGACTACTTTGCTGATCCTCGTGGTCGTTTGATGAAGATTAAAGATAACAACGGACAAATGTCAACAGGCTGGAAGGCTATGGATGACAAACTGTTCGGTGGTATGAACCGCGGTGAATTGAATATCTTTGCAGGTGGATCAGGTGCAGGTAAATCCCTGTTCTTGGCTAACCTAGGTGTTAACTGGGCATTGATGGGTTTGAATGTTGTATACCTAACACTAGAACTTTCAGAAGAACTAGTTTGTATGCGTATGGATGCGATGACCACGGGCATGGCCACTAAGGAAGTGTTTAAGAACTTAGATGACGTCGAGATGAAAGTTAAGATGTTGGGCAAGAAAGCTGGCACATATCAGGTCAAGTACATGCCGTCAGGTAAGACTGCTAACGATATTCGAAGCTATTTGAAAGAGTATGAAATTAAGACAGATCGTAAAGTTGATGTCTTGTTAGTTGACTACTTGGACTTGTTAATGCCGCAATCAAAGAAGATTAGCCCAGCAGACTTGTTTATTAAGGACAAGTATGTGTCAGAAGAGTTGCGTAACCTAGCAGTTGAAAAGAACTGTGTGTTCGTAACTGCGGCACAGTTGAACCGTGGTGCTGTTGAAGAAGTTGAATTTGATCACAGTCATATCTCGGGTGGTTTGTCAAAGATTCAAACAGCGGATAACGTCTTTGGTATCTTTACAAGTCGTGCTATGCGTGAGCGTGGACGCTATCAGATTCAGTTGATGAAAACTCGTAGTTCAAGCGGCGTTGGACAGAAGATTGATCTAGAGTTTAACATTGACAGCCTGCGTATTAGCGACTGCGAACAAGAAGACGGCTACAGTAGTGGCGGCACACAATCAGCAGGCAGTAGCTTGTTGGCCACAATCAAACAGCGTACCAATGTTGTAGACTCCAATGGTCAGTTGAATCCAACTGCACTGGCACCTGCTCCTAAAGTACAAGCTCAAGTTGAAAGCACTAAACTGCGACAACTGTTGAACAACTTGCCTGGCGACGAACTGTAATCTCGCTGTAATCAAGTTTTTTACGAAAAGAGATAAGTACCTATATAATAACTGGAAAATAAAATGGAACTGTATCATCTACGCTCACAAGAAGACCCGCTTACTCGGGTAGTAAAGGACGACCCTGTTCGTCCACACATCCCACTGGAACAACGCATTAACGATGCGGCTGAAATCCTGCTACTCAAAGCGGGGGAGGAAGTTCTAGCGGCAACATGTATGCAGTGGCTAGAAAGCATTCCAAAGACCGAAGAAGATCTAGTTGATCTGGCCAAGACTCACGATGTAGCAGTGTTCTACACAATCTGGAGTTACAAGCCCGGTGCAGGCGCACAGTTATTACAAGAAGCTGCCAAATGGTTGCTGAACGATTACAAGGACATCAAGGCCATTGTAACCCTAAGCCCACAGACCAAGATGGCAGAACGATTCCATTTGAAAAACGGTGCTGTGGTGCATCAGACCAACGAGCATAGTGTAAACTACCAATACTATAGCAAAGAATAAAAAAGCTCCGAAAGGAGCTTTTCTTTTATAGTTTAACCCAACACTCGTAGTATGGATCGTAGCGCCAGCCATTAGGCGGACTTAACGGATCGTAAAGATGCGGGTGTGTAATAGGGCTAGTTTTAGGAGCCCAGCGAGCTCGATACTCTGTGCGTATATAGTCACGCAATAGCTCATCTGCGTATTCATCGGCCCAGGTAGTTTCATTTAGTTCCATTGCTTCTTCTCCATATTTTTAAGTGTAATATGCGCCACGCTGTCCGTGGCAGTATTGTAGTTGACCGCACCCGTTGGCAGAGTATTAAAGGAAATAACCCAGCGATCGTTATCGCCCCAGTGCGGGGGAGTTGAGTGATACATCCAAGATGGGAACAAGACCAGCTTGCCGGGCTCGTTAGCTATAGCTTCAAAAGGCCCACGCCAGCCTTTGCGCAGTACTTCGATTTGAGCTTGTGTACGGTGTATAACAGGATCTTCAAAGATTGTAGGCACGCCTTCAGTGAGGTAAAAAACGCCAGATAGGAAACTCATGCTGTGTCTGTGGTAATTCTGACGCATAGCGGCGCCTGCAAGCGCACAATTTGCCCAACTACTCGTCACAGATAAAGAATCACAGTCATATTGACATTCCATGCGTACTTGCTCAAGGCAGTCAACAAACCAGGCGAAAAGAGGCTCATATTCCGGCAGCGTGTGCAAGTTGCTGGTATAGCTGATATTATCCCCGTATTTGGCCCCAGCAGTGGTGGTTTCCAAAT